ATTTTAAAAAATAATATATCTCAATGGGCTTTCATGAAATTTCTAATTTTCATTCGAATTACATCACCGCTAGTTCCATTTTGATCAGTCAACGCATAACTGCTTTTGTCATGCATGTCACTGACCTCTTCTGGTGAAAGCACTCTAAGACGTGATTGTGCGGTATTGAGATGTACGTCAAACTTTATTCCATCCATGCCATTTCTATTTTTGGCCACAAAGATATTTCCATAGCCAGTTGATTTATTCATAGACTTTCTAGAAAGGCCAAGGATAAAATCTGCAACGTGTGCTTGAGCATATGCCTCTGCCATGTTGGTCATATCAATAACGTCTGTATTGCTTCCTTCTTTATTAGATTGTGCTGCTGTCCATATTGGTACATTGATTTCAGCTGCAAACCCTCTTAACTCTTCAAAAATTTTCTTAAGTTCAAGGCGAAGCAATTCATAACGTTCGGTTGAACGCATGATACCAGCATAATCGATTATAATCAAATCTGGTCGGAAGTTCTCAACCGATAGTTTATCAATATGTGCTCTTATGGTGTTGACGGTTGCAGATCCAGTAGGATAATATTTGATTTTTAGGCGACCTAGATTTTCACCGTTCTCTTTGTAGTATTGTCGTACTTCTTCTTTGCGATCATATAGATCTAACGAATCAATACCTAGAAGATGACTGTCATAACGAATGCCTGTGGCTCTCTCAGAAAGTTCGTATGAGTAGTGCAATACATTCTTTCCGTGCAACAAAGCAGTAGCACCAAAATGTGTTAGCACATGGCTTTTACCACCGCCGCTCATTGCAACCACAACGCCAATTTCACCGCCACCCAAACCACCGTTCAATATCTCACGTTTATCTAGTTCTGGGACGCCAGTTGGGGTTGTTTTACGAAAAGTTTCTGAATATCTAGCATCAATATCATCTGTTAGATCTAATCCTGCGCTGTGTTCATTGCCCGCATTGATTGCAGTCTTTATGACCTCAACTACCTTTTCATACTTTTCCGTCTCAATTAGATCTACAGATTCCTCTAAGGCCTTTTGCAAGCCAGCACGACGACAAAAATCAAGACTCTTATCTTTGACGTAACCCAAATCTACCAAGTCGGGACTAACTTCTGTTTTTTCTAAAAGACCTTTGATCTGATCTTTTAAAATAGCATCTTGAGTGCCACGCAAATCATCGGCCAGGATATGTGCCAACATTTCAATAGATGGAAATTCTTTATACTTTTTGTGATAATTGAAATATGAGGCCGCAATCTTTTTAATATGATTGTACTCGAAGAACTCAATGTGCACAACCTCAGCCATCTGTGAGGCCCACACTCGATCAATCAACAAAGCCTGAATGATTTTTTCCTGAAAGGACTTATCGAAACCAACAAATGTCTTGGTTTCTTTTTTGCTGGTTGTCTGATTCATATCCTTGTTCATGTAAGTATCTCCAAAGTAACTAACAGCTTATCACGATCATATAATTGATTATACGTTCTACACTATTTTTACGGTCATAAAGTTGTTCATGTTAGAAATAAAATTATCTACATTCCAGGACAACGTTATTCCGTATTCTAGAAGCAATTTTATAAATGTCATCTTGTTGGTTTGTGGCTCATGGTTGTCAACCACATAATCTATTTTCGAAATTTGATTTGCGCTCATTATTCCAACGTCCAAATACATTAAAGACCAATTTCTTATAACAAGATCGACGTTAGTAATCATATCCGAGTAGATTTTTGGCGGCTTTTTTATTTCATTTATCTTTATTTTTGCTGTTTCCAAAACTTTGGCAGTGTTTAAGTCACTGTTTTCATCTGCGAATTCTGGGAACCTCTTTGCAATTGTTTTAAAGCCTGCACCGTAGACTCCTGGTATGTTGTCGGACTCATCACCAACTATTGCTTTAGCCAGGCAAAAGTTTCTTGGTGCGATATTGTATCTCTCTTTAACTTTTTTGCCATCGACTAAATTTTTCGTTGCCGGATCATGAATAAAAACGTCTTCTCGGTCTAACAGTTGATAGAAATCTTTATCGCTTGAAACGATTATCTTTTTTCTCTCTTCATTTCGATACTTTGTTTTGACTAGATAGGCAACTATGTCGTCACACTCCACATCTTTTACGAAAACTTGACAAACTGCCGTTGCTTTTAACAAATTGGACAACATTGTCAATTGCTTGATTCTGTTCTCTTGATCATCCTTAATTGTGTCCTTCATAGAGCCGGAGCCCTGTATGCCAGACATTTCTTTTAATTTTGCTCTTCCTGTTTTGTATTCTGAAAACATGGCTTTTCTTCTCTGGCTCCCGCCACCTGTTTCCCAGACAACAAACACCTTCTCAGGCGAATACATGTCAATCAAATGATCGATTGATCTTAGAAAACCAGAAACTCCACCACAGGGTTCGCTTTTATTGGTAACGTCTTGGTTGACCAAAAAGCTTCTTAAAAACACATTAAAACCATCTACAAAGACATACGGCCTATTCTTTTTTCTTAAAAGAGACTTGGTTTTTTCTTTTTCGGCTTGAAGTCTTTTTTGTAGTAGTTCAGATATGTTAATCATTACTGATCCTTATTGAATCATTTCTTCGTTACAATGTTCATCAAAATCCGTAACCGTCCAACAAATGGCTTCGGCTCTATGGTCAATGTTAATGCTTGCAGAGTTTTTATAAGCAACACAATGAGGCCTCATTGCTTCTATAGAAGGTTGAACTTCTTCACATCGTTCTTGTTGCCTATTGATACGATTCGTGCTTACCCTCGGAGGGTTTCCACTTGCAGTAGTTGGATAACAGCTAGCTAACACAAAAACAATCAATGATATCATTCTAATTTTTATTTGTGGAGCCAAAGCCACCCTCCGCTCTACTAGTGTTTGTCAGTTCTTCTTTTTTTATTTGCTTCATTTGAACATGAGCAATAGGACAAGGAATAATTTGAACAGCCCTAAACGGTAACTCAATATCAGGAGCATCCGGATCAATTTTAATAAGTGGAACTTTAATAGAGCCAGTATATGCTCTGTCAATTATTCCAACAGAATTTGCTAGTATATATCCAGACTTTGCCAATGAACTTCTTGGTACCAACATAAAATACCAACCAAAATCTGGTGCTACTGCAATTCCAGTTTCATAAAATGTTACGTTACCAGACGTTTTCCACACAGAAATTAATTGTAGGTCAAACCCGCTATCTGAAGCTCTTGCTTTAAAAGGTGCATGAGCATTAGCTTCAGTCTTGGCCCAGTTTGCATGCAATCCAACAATATCAGCATTATCCTTAGTGGCGTTCAATGCAGGAATGTTGTTACACCAAGCCACATAGGTCTTATAAAAATTTTTCTTCCTGGTTGTTGGGGCTGAATTCTGATACAAACAATAAAGAAGGTCTAGTGCATTATTTCCTGTCCAGATATGTTCAGCAATATTCTTTCTGTAAGGTACCTGAACATATTTTTCAAATGAGTGTAAAAAGGAATCAGGTAATAAAACTCGGCATTCTAAATGACCATCTTCAACACAAGTCACACTTCCTACTGCGTCAAAGTATCCTCTAAAAAAAGCCCAGAAAAAAACTTCATTGGTAAACAACGGAAAAGACATATCATCACATCGAATAGCAGCAACTTCATCAAGCATTGCATCGCTGATCGTGTTTAACACATCATTAGTAAATGTAACCGGTATACCAGACCCATGGTCATTATCCTGCTGACTAGCAGCATAGTCTCCAGCGTTGTAACCTAGTACGTATAGTTTTTCAACATTATTTGTTTTTTCAAATATTTGTGTCATATTATTTATTCTTTGCAAATCGATCTATAAAACCAAGATTGACTAGCATCTCCTTCCACGTAACTGGAACTTCTTCCATGTCTGGCCATCTTGACATATGAAAGTTAATCTTTTCATTTGACGATACCATGTTCATGAAATCTGTTTCTGTAACCGGTGCCGTTTGCCATTCAACTGGACAATGTTTATACATTTCAAAAGCTGTATCAGCCAAAAGATATGAATAATCTGCCTCATTAGCAATTCTATCTCTTAGATTAGGAAAGTTTTGCATAAAGAAGCGGTATATTGTTCTGTAGTGTGCACAGGCATCCAGAAAATAATTCTTTTTTATTAGCTCAAGTGTATTGCCTATTTTAGAATTGTCGTTAAGTTGCTGTATAGCTCGCAACTTTTCCGGACACAATAAATCGCAATACACCCGAATGTATCCAAATTTGACTTTTTGTTGGTATACCTTAATTGAGTTTTCAATGGGATTCTGTGTATATTCTGATTTTTCAAGACCTGCCCCAATGAAGAATGCAATGTTCGTTAAAACTCTTGCATCTTCAGGAGATGGCATGCGTCTTGCGGCATCAATGAATGTTGGCTTCCAATCCATTACTTATCCTTATTCATCAATCCTGCGGCCCGATATTTTCGCCTTCTTCAATTCCAGCAAATGAAACATGTTCAATGTCATTGTTGCCCATGATGTATACAGCATTTAGCATCCCATCTACGTATTTCTTAAATTCTGGAACATTTAATACTTTTATTCCAAAGTCTTGCTTGTGGAATTTAATATCATGTACTACTTCGCCGGTCTTGAGATTTGTAACCGTAAAGTTTTTCCATGCAGCTGTACCTTCTATGGACACGCTTTCATCTCCGACAACAATTCCATTCTTTTTGTTTGTGCAAAATTCACGAATTGTGTCAAACATCTCTTCGTCTTCATAGATTCCCTTGCCAAACATAATACGGAATCCAACCTTACGAAAAGGTTTACCAACCTTGTTCTTGATTGTTTTAGCTGTGGCATTAATTCCAATGATATTGTCGTCCTTGTCTTTGATTGGTGAGCCGCCATCTAGCCTGATGCGTACTGAGCTTGAATATGGAATAGCCATACCACCTGATGTGGTCGTAGGGTCGCCAAACATGACTCCGATCTTCAATCTCTGCTGTGAAACAAGAGCCAAAAGCACTTTTTGTCCACCAATTACGTTGGCAATCTTTCTCATGCCTTTAGACAACACTCGTGCTTGAAGACCAATAGTGTTTTGATCATAATCACCGTCTAGTTCTGCCTTTGGCGATGACTGCGATACAGAATCCCAAATAACAGTTACGGGAACATCCTTGGTCATAGAACGAGCCTTAATAATTGTGCCCTCAATGATGCTAAGAATTTCCTCAGTACATGGCGATTGGACGAAAATAAAACGCTTGCTAACATCAATACCCATTGACGTTAACATCTCTGGATTGGTAGCATTTTCTGTATCAATATATACAGCAATACCACCCATACGCTGTGTTGACCTGGCTAACAAAGCCATGATTGTGCTCTTACCAATGCCTGGTGGTCCTTGAAATTCAATAATACGACCTTCTGGTAAACCACCATCTGATCTATTAGCTATAATATAGTCTAATTGACATGAACCGGTTGATATCCATCGGCTAACGTTAGTTGGAGCATCATCTGTACCAAGATTAAATGCAATCTTATCGTTATGTTCTTTGTTGATGCTCTTAATCAATTCGGCCGAGAAATCATCAACC